GCGCGGGGTGCGCACGGCATCTTTTTATTCCAGCGCTTGTTCCCGCCGAGCAGGTCGATGCCGGCGAGGACTGGATTGAGTACGCGTTCGCCAGCGGCGAGCGCTGGCGAGATCAAGGCATTGAGACGTACCCAAGCACTGCAAACGTAACTGTATGAGGAGTCACGGCATGAGCATCACATTGCGTCCGTATCAAGGCGCTGCTATTCAGGGCATTTACAACTATTTTTACGATCACACCGGTAACCCCCTGATCGTGATCCCGACCGCAGGGGGCAAGTCGCTCGTGATGGCGAGCTTCGTTGAGGGGGTGCTCAAAGCTTATCCCGATCAACGAATACTCATCGTCACGCACGTCAAAGAGCTGATCGAGCAGAACCACGATGAGCTCAAGGGGCTCTGGCCCGAGGCGCCTGCGGGGATTTACTCGGCGGGGTTGAAGAAGCGCGATATTCACGCGCGCATTCTCTTTGCGGGTATCCAATCGATTCATAAGCGCGTCTACGACGTGCAGCAGTGTGATTTGGTGTTGATCGATGAAGCGCACCTGATCCCGCGCGACTCCAACACGATGTACCGCCGATTCTTAGGCGAGCTCAAGCGGTTAAACCCGATGATGAAGGTCATCGGCTTTACGGCCACGCCGTTCCGGCTCGACTCGGGTCTTTTGCACGAAGGGGAGGATGCGATCTTTACCGACATCGCCTATGAGGTGTCGGTGCGCGAGTTGATTGACCTTGGGTTTCTCGCGCCGCTCGTGTCCAAGCGCATGGTGACCACACTCGATGTGTCGGAGGTCGGTACGCGAGGCGGTGAGTTCATTGCCAAAGATCTTGAGGCAGCCGTCGATCAGGAGTCGATCACGGAGAGTGCGGTGAGCGAGATCGTGAGTTTTGGTGCCGAACGGCAAAGCTGGCTCGTCTTTTGCGCCGGTGTCGATCACGCGCATCACGTTCGCGATGCAATCCGCAGGCGCGGTATCCGCTGCGAGACGATCGTGGGCGATACGCCAAGTGCTGAGCGCGAGGCGATCATCAAAGCCTTCAAGGCGGGTGAGATTCGCTGCCTTACCAATGCGAACGTACTGACCACCGGCTTCAATACGCCAGGGGTCGATTTGATCGCCATGCTGAGGCCCACGAAGTCGGCGGGCCTCTATGTGCAGATCGTGGGGCGAGGCTGTCGACTCGCACCGGGCAAAGCGAACTGTCTCGTGCTCGACTTTGCTGGGAACATCGAACGTCATGGTCCTATCGATGCGGTGAAACCGCGACGCCCGCGCGAGAGCGAGGGCGGTGTGGCGCCGACCAAAACGTGCCCGGAGTGCCGAAGCATTTTGCCCGCAGCGATCGGGCAATGCCCCGACTGCGGACATGTGTTCAGTGCGCCCGAAGTGAAGATCAACGCGCAGGCGAGTGAACTCGATGTGCTCAGTAGCGGCGAGCCCGAGTGGATCCCCGTCACCGATGTGCACTATGCGCGCCATGAGAAGGCGGGTAAGCCGCCCTCGCTTCGTGTGGATTACTGGAGCGGTTTCACGCGACACAGCGAGTGGGTGTGCATCGAGCACCCGGGCTATGCGCGGCAAAAAGCGGTGAGCTGGTGGGCCAATCGCGCCCCGGGCGTACCCGTACCCCAGCGCGTGGAGGATGCCATCGCGGCAGTGCCGAAATTACGCACGCCCTCACAGATCGCGGTGCGGCCTGATGGCCAGTACACCGCAGTGGTGGGAGCGCGTTTTGCGTGATCTGCGCCGTTTGTCGGCGCGAAGCGCGTGGGTTTGGTTTCTCCCCAAGTCTGATTCGAGTGAGGGCGCCCACCGTGTTGCTGTGCTCGCGTCAGTGTCAAGACATCGTAGCGAGGTTGAAAGGCATGATCGATGCGAGTGAACACGAGCGCGCGGCGTTGACCGCGGCGGGTATCTCGGGCGGCGAGTATGTGGAGCGCACCGGGCGAACCGATCTCACGCTCTGGTCGGCAGAGGAGTGGTCGGTACTGATCGATGTGATCGTGACGGCGTATCAGGATCACCTGCGAGCGGCGCATGCCGATGATGTGCTGCGTTGAGTGTCGCGATGGCAGCGCGCAACTACATGGCGCAGCTCGGCGCAACGCTCGTCGATCGCGGCTATCCGATTTTGCCGATTCAGCCCAAGAGCAAGAAGCCGGGCGTGTATCGCTTGGGGCGCTGGGTCGATTATCCGAAGTGGAGCCGGCACTGCGAGCGCGAGACGCGCGATAACGAGGTCGACATTTGGGGCGACTGGCCCGAGGCCGGGATAGGGATCGCGGCAGGGCGGGTGATTGGCATCGATATCGATATCACACACTCGGCGCATCTTGCGCACGAGATCGAGGCGCTTGCCAAAGAAATGCTGGGCGATACGCCAGCGGTGCGGATCGGCCGAGCGCCAAAGCGTCTTCTGGTCTATCGCGCCGTGCAGCCCTTCGCTGGGTTCAAATACCCACCGATTGAGGTGCTCGGGCTTGGGCAGCAGTTCATCGCTTACGGGATCCATCCGGAGACGGAGCGGCCCTATGACTGGCCGGTGAGTTCACTCGCGGATCTCACCCCCGATGAACTGCCAGCCGTGACGGAAGCGCAGGCGCGAGAGTTTGCTAAAGCGGCGTATGAGCTCATCCCGCACGAGGCGCGCACCAAAACACTCGCCGTTCGCGCGGGGGTGCACACCCCCGCGGGTGCGACTCCCACGCCGGCCTCGACGCTACCTGATCAACGCGGCACCTATGCGGCGGTGGAGGAAGCGCTTCGCCATATACCGAACGCCGATGTGCACTACGACAGTTGGGTGCGGATCGGGATGGCGATCAAAGGGGCACTCGGCGATGAGGGTGGGCCACTCTTTGAGGCGTGGTCGGCGAGCTCGCAGAAAAATAACCCCGCCACGACCGCGCGAAGTTGGCGCAGTTTCGCGCCCACCCGGATCGGTGCGGGAACACTCTACAAGCTCGCCCTCGAGCAAGGCTGGCAACCTGCGCCCGACTTGCAGTTAAACGGTTCGATCGTGATGAATGGGCACCATCCGGCGCGCACCTTTCTCGAGACGCTTGATGCGCCCGAGCCCATTCGTCTTGAGAGCGGCGCGATCGCTGATCCGGTGCCACCGGCGAAGCCGCTCCCTGCAGGGTGGGCGGACGTCGGCGGCGTGATCGCCGAAATGATGGCGTTCATGGCGGCCACGGCCAAGCGCCCGCAGCCCGTGCTCGCTCTTGGGGCGAGCCTGTGTGCCATCGGTGCATTGATGGGGCGCAAGTACCGCACCGAGAGCAATACGCGATCTAACCTCTATGTCGTCGGGATCGCCGAGAGTGGTGCCGGGAAAAATCACAGTCGCGTCGTGATCAACGAACTCTTTCGGCGCGCGAATTTGCTGCAGTACGTAGGGGGCAACAAGATCGCTTCAGGATCGGGCCTCTTGACCGCGATTCAGCGGCAGCCGGCGATTCTGTTTCAGCTCGATGAGTTTGGGATGTTTCTCTCCGCGGCCGCGGACCGAAAGCGCTCGCCTCGGTACGTGTGCGAAATCTTGGATTTGATGACCGAGCTCTACACGACGGCGGGTACAACCTACTTCGGCATCGAGTACGCGAGCACGCAGCACAACAATGCGCACAAGGCGATCCACCAGCCCTGTGCGTGCATCTATGGAACCACCACGCCGCTGCACTTCTGGCAGGCGCTGCAGGCGGCGAACGTCGCCGACGGGTCGCTTGCGCGGTTTTTGATCATGGAGAGCGAGGATGACTTTCCGGACAGCAATGAGACCTTTGGCGTGATCGATCCTCCGCCCGAGCTACTCGAGAAGTTGCTTTTGATTCATCAGGGCGGCGGCAAACTTGAGGGGAACCTTGCTGACGTTGGCGCGATCGAGGAGGTGATGGTCTCACCACGCGTCGTGCCGATGACGCGGGCGGCGAAGGCGGCGTTTCGGCAGCTTGACCGAGAGCTCGTAGAGCAACTTCGAATCTCTCGTGGCACCGGTTACACCTCCATCTTGGCGCGCATCGAGGAGAACGCGACCAAGCTTGCACTCATCCGATCGGTCTCTCGCGACCCTGTTAACCCTGAGATTGGCAAGGCTGACGCCCTCTGGGGGATCACTTTAGCGCGTCATTGTGCCGAGTTAACCATCCGTGAAGCAGCTTCCAGAGTGTCTGAGAACCAGGTGGAGTCGCATCACAAGCGTGCAATGCAGATCCTCCGAGAGGCCGGTGAAGCGGGTATGACACGCAGTGACTTCACCCGTAAGACCCAGTTTATGGACCACAGACAGCGCGAAGGAGTGCTTCGAACGTTGATCGAAGCGCATCTCATTGAACAGGAGACGCGGCAGACGCGCGGACGACCCACCCAATGGATCAAGGTGTTATGACCTCTATTTCAAAGATTACGTTGAAGCGAGACCCTTTTTTCAATCTTTCAATATTTCAATCCTTCAATGCCTCCCCTAGAGAGAGACCAATAGACCCCCTAGAGACCCGGAAGGGGGGGAAGGAGAGAGAAGAGGATCTATATTGAAATATTGAAGTATTGAAATATCTCTCTATACCTCTCTTTTTTCGAATTCGCTTTGGCTCGACTCAGCCCGAGTGAGTTTCGAACTCGCATACGTATCCCCACACGTGGACATGAGGGAGCGGCATCAGCCCTGACTCGGCTCGATCGCACGCTCCTCCAAGTCACCACCGATTATCGGAGACCGTATGCTGTCATCGATTTCTCTCAAAGACACCGCCCCTGTGTCCGAGCGTGTCCTACTTGCGCTCGATCTCGGTACACATACCGGCTGGGCGCTGCGCTCTGGCGATACGCTCATCACGAGCGGTACGGAGCACTTCCGTCCGCAACGCTTCGAGGGCGGCGGGATGCGCTACCTGCGTTTCAAACGGTGGTTGACCGAGATTAAGGCGGCTGCGGGCGGGATCGATGAGGTTTACTTCGAGGAGGTGCGAAGACACCTGGCCACCGACGCGGCGCACGCCTACGGCGGCTTCCTGGCGGTCCTCACGAGTTGGTGCGAGCACCACAGGATCGCGTATCAGGGCGTGCCGGTCGGCACGATCAAAAAACACGCTACCGGCAAAGGCAACGCAGATAAAGACGCCATGATCGAGGCGATGCGCGCGAGGGGCTTTGCACCGGTCGATGATAACGAGGCGGATGCGCTGGCGCTGCTGCACTGGGCGATCGCCGAGGGTGGTGCGTATGGCCGCTAAAAAGCCTGTGCCGCTGATCCCTGGGACCATCGTGCCCCTCGCGGGGCAGCGGCTCGCCGAGTGGCAGAGCGAGGTGGAGGCGGGCACGCAGTACCGTACGGAGCACTTTCGCTGCATCGACTCACTCGCGCTCTTGCTGCGTCACGGCACGATCACGGTCGCGATGCACGAGGCAGGCGCTCGATTTCATCGCACTTTTGTCACCGCGCAGATGCACCCCAGCGGTGCACCACCGCTCGATCGCGCGCGATCAGGCGCTGCCTCGCGCGAAGGCCTCAGTGAGCGGGTGGTGATGGCGCGCCAAAGTCTTGATCGCGCACTCGATGCAGTGGGCGGGCTCAATAGCCCGGGTGGCTGTGCACTTTGGCATGTCGTGGGGCTCGGCTGTAGCGTCAAGGAGTGGTCGGTGCGCGAGGGGTGGAACAACCGTCCGATCAATCCGCATGAGGCGAAGGGGATCTTGATTACGGCTTTGGGGGTGCTTGCGTCCTACTACGGTTATCGACGACGAGACGAGTATTAGCTAAGAAAATGGGCAAAGATTTCATGTGAGAAGCTTGACGCGTGTACATCGAAGGCATAGACTTTTGACAGTCTGAACTATTACGCCCGCACGACTCTGTCTGCGGGCGTTTTTGTTGGCGCATCCTGTGCGGATTGCCGCCTAGCCGTCGTATGCGATTCGCGACGGGTCCTTCCTGCCGTCGAAACTATGCGGGGGGCGGGACCGCAGGATTTCGCTAGCGTCAGAGTGCGAACCACGGTTCGCACCGGTTCGCACTCCTTTGATCCGTTCGATGCTGCAGCGCAGCTCTCGGTCCGCCCCGGGTCCTTACCTCAGCCCGGGACAGACCGAGGTTATCTTTTGCAGGAGCGTTTCTCTGAATCCGATTCACCTCGAGTACCGCAAGGTCAACTCGCTCATCCCGTACGGGCGCAATCCGCGCACGCACTCAGATGCGCAGGTCGCCAAAATCGCCGCGAGTATCGTTGAGTACGGTTGGACCAATCCCATCTTGATCGATGGCGAGAACGGTATCGTGGCCGGTCACGGTCGCCTCGCGGCAGCACGACAGCTCGGGCTCACTGAGGTTCCGGTGATTGAGCTCTCGCATCTTTCGCCGTCGCAAAAGCGCGCCTATGTCATAGCCGACAATCAACTCGCGCTTGAGGCCGGATGGAACGAGGAGCTGCTGGCGCTCGAGTTACAGGATCTTGAGGCCGAGGGCTTTGATCTCGCTCTGACCGGATTCGATGAGGAAGCGCTGGCTGAGTTAATGGCCGGCGATGAACCCGATCACAGTGGTGCCACGGATGATGATGCGGTGCCTGCGGTGGGAGAGGTCGCGATTTCGCGCCTCGGGGATGTGTGGCAGCTCGGATCGCATCGGTTGCTCTGTGGCGATGCGACGGACGCTATGAGCTACACGCGATTAATGGGCGAGAGCGTCGCGGACATGGTCTTTACCGATCCGCCCTACAACGTGAACTACGCCAATAGCGCCAAGGACAAGATGCGCGGCAAGGATCGCGCGATTTTGAACGACAACTTGGGGGCGGGATTTCGGGACTTTTTGCTCGCGGCGCTGAAGCCGATCGTCGGACACTGTCGCGGTGGGATCTACGTGGCGATGTCCTCGAGCGAACTGGATACGTTGCAGTCCGCCTTTCGCGAGGCGGGCGGGCACTGGTCGACGTTCATCATTTGGGCTAAGCACACCTTTACGCTCGGGCGCGCAGACTACCAGCGCCAGTACGAGCCGATTCTCTACGGCTGGCCGCAAGGCGCAGATCGCCACTGGTGCGGCGATCGTGATCAGAGCGACGTGTGGAACATCAAAAAGCCACAGAAGAACGATCTGCATCCGACCATGAAGCCGGTGGAGCTCGTCGAGCGAGCGATCCGCAATTCGACTCGGCCACGAAGCGTGATTCTCGATCCCTTCGGTGGATCCGGAACGACGCTGATCGCTGCTGAGAAGAGTGGGCGCAGTGCGCGTCTGATGGAGTTGGATCCGAAGTACGTCGATGTGATTGTCAGGCGCTGGCAGGCTTGGACTGGCCAGCAGGCCTCGCGGGCGAGCGATGGCGTCGCATTCGATCAGCTGGCATCT